GGTTAGTGAGGACTGTGAAAGTAGTGGCTTACTAAATGCTTTACCTGCTCAATTATCTAAAGCACTAGAAATAGTTGTTAATGATTTTGAGGGTAATTGTACTCTAGGGCAATTAGATGAAGCTTGGCAAAAGTCTAATAACTTAGATGTAAATGGTGGTCCTTATACTCAAGGTATTAAAGCTAGAACGGGTCAAAATTCTTTTTGGACTCATTATATTAGTGGTACTAGCTTTAAGGATAATCTTATTAAGCGTAAGCAAGTTATTGCTTTTGGTATTGATAATATCTCTAAGTATTTTAAGATAGCCGATTAATTAACCTTTAACTAAAGAGGGCTAGTCTGAGGAACTAGCCCTTTTTTTATGTCTTAAATATATCTAACTGTTTAAGTTGATCGGAATTATTTTATCTCTATTGGTTAATTATTAACCACTTACACTATTGGTTAAACATTAACCACCCACACTTACACACCTAACTGATTAAAAATTAACCACTTACACTATTGGTTAAATATTAACCACTTGCCCAGTTATCATCGGTTAAATTTTAACCACTTACACAACTGGTTAAACATTAACCACTAAAACAACTATACCTTTTAGTTATATATCTAGCTATTTATATAACTATAAAGTCTATACCCCCCCTTGACAAAAAGTCCCCCTTCCCTGCGTCCTCACCTTAGGTTCGCACCCTTAATCGGAAGTAGTTTACAAATAAGTCCCTATGAAAAAAATTTTGCGAAAAAAATTTTGCAGATTATACTTTCGGCATGGGTTTAAAGATGAGCTTAATTTTAGGAGTCCTATTGGTAGCTACTGTGGCGGGGTCAGCAGGGTATATAAAATACTTACATGAACAACTTGCTATTGCCTTAGGTAATCAGATAGTATTAGAATCTAAAATAGAGGAGCAAAACGAATCTATAGATAGATATATAGAAAACCAAAAAATTACGCAAACTAAAATAAATATGTTAGAACGAGAAAAAGTAGAAGCAGGAAAAGAAGTAAAACGTTTACGTAAGATTTTTAGTGAACATGACTTAGGTAACTTAGCTTTAAATAAACCAAAGCTAATAGAAAACATAATTAATAGAGGAACTAAAGCAGCTATGGACAAACTAGTCAATCTCTCCTCTCCCAAGTATGAAAATACTTATAATCTCCCTGACTAGTTTGTTCGTCTTCGGAGGCTGTACACTGCTTCCGAAGACACCTGTAGAAGTAAAAACTATTGCTAAACCTGCACCGTTGTATCATCCTCCGTTACCCGCTGAAATAGAAATACTACCTATAAACTGGAAGGTACTTACTCCAGAACTTATGGAAGAATATTTAGAACTTTTTAAAAAAGGCGAAGCTCCTGCTGTTCCGTATTATTCTTTAACGACTCAGCAGTATGAGAACTTGTCGTCTAACGTCGCGGACATTACCAGATACATTGAGAATATTTTAAGTATAATAAAATATTACAGGAGTTTAGATGAGGAAAAGCAAAAGGACGGAGGAGCCGAGTAATCAATATTTAGAAGTTATTAATAATAAATATTGTTACTTTGGACCTGATTACAAATTCACCCTTACAGATGAGAAATACCATAACTATGCAACGTTAGTTATAAATCCTTCTCATATAAAAATTGTTAAAAACGAAACTAGCAAAAGTAACCAAGAATTAAAAGAACAAATAGTTAATGATTGGTTTATAGAAGAAAACGAAAGTACTAGAGATAGGAATAACCGTAAAGCTAGAGAAAAAAGGAATGGGAACTAAAACTTGTATATCGTGTGGTAAATCTAGAAATACTAATAAGTATTCTCAAAATTTTAAGTTAAAGAACGGTCAACCTGGATTTCGTAACGTATGTAGAGATTGTGATATGTTAAGAAGGAATAAATTTATTAGTAGTACACCTTATGTTTATTTAACTAAAGTACATACCCAATCTAAAAGTAAACGTTCCAAAGATATGGAGTGGTCAATTACTGCGGAAGACCTACATGATTTATGGGATGAACAAGGTGGGCGGTGCGCTCTCAGTGGTATATTTATGACTTACGGAAAAGACGGAAACGGTGCTAAAGAATTTAACGCGTCCATTGATAGGATTGATTCGACGAAACCCGTATATACACGGACCAACGTACAACTGGTCGCGTACCGCGTAAATATTATGAAGCACACACTGACCGAGGACCTCTTATTTTGGTGGTGCCGTAATCTAATAGCCAAACACGACAAAATCGATTAATATAAATCGCGACATTAACACCACCTAAGTGTTAAAGTACTTTACTTATGTCTGAACAACAACTTAAACCAGCAAGACCTTTTATAGAACAATTTCTATTAGATAAAGATAAGGTAGGTATATTTAAAGCGTTAGGTATGAGAACTGACGACCCTGTAAAAAAGAAAGTTTTAAACGTACTAGATTTTTTCACACCAGACCCCAACAACCCATTGGACTATGTCGCTGGTGCTAAAGCAGCTAGTTTCTTTTCAGACGTTTCACCCATATTAGTAAAAAAATTAATGAAAGCGTATAAAAAACGCGATGACGCTTTTCTTGGAATAAAAAGGGAAGCTGATAATATAAGACTAGATGGACGAGCTGCTGTAAAAGGTGAACGAAAACAACAATTAGAATTTAATAAAGCTAATAAAGAAATAAAAGAAGTAGCTGACCAAATATTTAAAGAAACAGGAAAGAAAGTACCTACAAAGTTTACTGCTTCGAATATTACTAACCCTAGATTATTAGGTTTAGAAAGTTTAGTAAAAGACCCTAATAATATATTTCACGGTAGTACGACGAAAGGTATACCACAATTACTTTTAAACCCGAAAGGTAGTTCTCCAGGAGGACTTTATTTTACAGATGAATTTTTAGATTCTAGATTAAGAGATTATGTTTATCGACCCTCCGAAGGAGTAGGTTCAGCATATGTCGTTAAACCTGATTTTAAAAATACTGTAGTATCAGGTAATTTAGATAAAAAGACAGATAAATTATTTAGACAAATGGAAAAACAACTTACTAAAGACGGTAATTTTAACGAAGCTGCTTTTCAATTAGGTCAAACCCGTGCCCCGATATTAAATGTAGCACCCACAGGATTTACTGAAAAAGCAGGTGAAGCGTTGAAAGATATAGGTATAGATTCCATACGATACCCGTCTAGAAGAAGTAACCAATCCGATACTTTAATTTCAGTAAGTCCTGAACTAAATACAAAAGTTTTAGACGAATTATCTTTATCAGAACTTGATGAATTAGTTAAAAGGTTATCAGGTAATAAATAAAATGAATGAATTAATATTTGGATTAACAATGGTAAGTATTATACTTACGTCTATAGCGTTATTTAACGTATTTATTATTAATAAAAAAGAAATTAAATTATAGTTAGGTAAGTAGTTTGTCTGAAAATTTTACAGAAAAACTTAAAGCTTTAAAAGAAATAGATGTTTCTACATTTTCTACGACTGAAGCTAAAGAGTTTGCACTATTATTAGAGCAACTAGAAAAAAGAGAACATCAAGAAAACTCCACTAAAGATTTTTTAGGTTTTGTAAAAGCTATCTGGAAAGATTTTATTTCTGGCGACCACCATGTAAAAATGGCAAAAGCTTTTGATGATATTGCTACAGGTAAGTTAAAACGTTTAATTATTAACATGCCTCCTAGACATACAAAATCTGAATTCGCTTCCCATTTATTTCCTGCGTACCTGTTAGGTAAAAATCCTAAATTAAAAATTATAGAAGCAACACACACCGCTGACCTTGCAGTTAATTTTGGTAGAAAGGTAAGGGATTTAATTGACGGTGAAGATTATGCAGAACTTTTTCCTGAAACAGAACTAAAAGCAGATAGTAGAAGTGCGGGTAAATGGTTGACTAATAAAGGTGGTGAATACTATGCCGCAGGTATTGGAGGTGCTTTAGCTGGAAGAGGTGCGGATTTATTTATTATTGATGACCCACATTCGGAGCAAGACGCTATGTCTGATAAAGCTTTAGAAGAAGCATACGAATGGTATATGTCAGGACCTCGACAAAGGTTACAACCTGGAGGTGCAATAGTAATAGTTATGACCCGTTGGAATAAAAAAGACCTAACAGGTAGATTAATTAAGAAAATGGCACAAGAAAAAGGAGCTGACCAATGGGAGGTTATAGAATTTCCTGCGATACTTCCATCAGGAAAACCACTATGGAAAGAATTTTGGAAATTAGATGAACTTGAAAGTATCAAAGCTTCTGTTAGTCCTTCTAAATGGGCGGCACAATACATGCAAAGACCCACAGGTGAGGGTATTTCTATTATTCCCAAAGAATGGTTTAAAGTTTGGGATGAAATTAAACCACCAAAATGTGATTATTTAATACAAAGTTACGATACTGCATTTTTAAAAAGTGAAAGGTCAGACTTTACAGCTATAACTACGTGGGGAGTTTTTTATCCTGAAGGAAAAATAGGCGAAGAAATGTATTCAGGAGATGAAGCTCATTTAATTTTAGTAGATTGTATAAAAGAAAGATTTGATTTTCCAGAATTAAAAAATGAAGCATTACGCTTATATGAGTATTGGCAACCAGATACAGTAATTATTGAAGCTAAAGCATCGGGTATACCATTAGTACAAGAACTCAGACGTGTAGGTATACCTGTAAATACATTTTCTCCAGGAAAAGGTCAAGATAAAATTGCAAGATTAAATTCTGTTTCACCTATTTTTCAAGATGGACGTGTTTGGGTTCCTGATAATAGATTTGGTGAAGAAGTTATGGAAGAAGTTAGTGATTTTCCAGCAGGTGAAAACGATGATTTAGTTGACGCCACTACTTTAGCATTGGCTAGGTTTAGAGAAGGAGGCTTTTTGAAGTTATCTAGTGATTACTATGACGACGAGGATTACTTTCCTACTTCAAGGGTTTATTATTAAGTAAATAAAGATTATCATTTCGAGTTATGGCTATTGAAAAATCCCCTTTAGATTCATCAATGGAAGATGAAACTCCTATTGAGATAGAATTAGAACAAAGTTTAGGTGAGCCAGACGGCAGCAAAACTTTTTTAGTACAAGAAGATGGTTCTTTTTTAGACGCTGAAGAATTTGAAGAACAAAGCACTATTGAGTTTGGTGAAAATATAGCAGAGTCATTAGACGAACAAGAATTAAATTCAATAGCTTCAGAATTAACCTCACTTTTTGAAGAAGATTTAGAATCTAGAGATGATTGGTTTCAAACTTTTACAAAAGGACTTGATTTATTAGGAATAAATGGAGAAGATAGGTCAGAACCTTTTGTTGGAGCGTCTGGAGTTCATCACCCTATACTGGCTGAAGCGGTTACACAGTTTCAAGCACAAGCTTATAAAGAATTACTTCCCGCAGGAGGTCCTGTAGACGTAGAAATTTTAGGAAAAACAGATGATGCTAAAGTTTCTAGGGGAAATAGAGTAAAAAACTTTATGAATTACCAAATTACGTGTCGAATGGAAGAATTTGACCCAGAAATGGACCAATTATTGTTTTATTTACCGCTTTCTGGTTCAGCTTTTAAGAAAATCTATTACGACCCTTCTTTAGGACGTGCGACAGCTAGATTTATTAAAGCAGAAGACCTTGTTGTCCCTTATTATGCGGTAGATTTACTTACAAGTCCAAGAATTACTCACGTAATTAACATGACTGAGAACGAATTACGTAAATTACAACTTTCTGGCTTTTATAAAGACATGGATTTAGGAAGTCCAGGAGCAAACATAGGTTCTAACGAAGTAGAAAATAAAATTGAAGAAATACAAGGGATTAGTAGAACGGTTAGCGAAGAAGAATACACTTTATTAGAAGTTCATGTTGATTTAGATATAGAAGGTTACGAAGACACAGATAATAACGGTGAACCAACAGGATTAGCGTTACCATACATAGTAACTATCTGTAAAGACATGAATAAAGTCTTATCTATAAGAGCGAACTACGATAAAGAAGACCCAATGCGTAAAAAGATAGAACATTTTACACATTACAAGTTTCTTCCAGGATTAGGTTTTTATGGTTTCGGACTTATACACATGATGGGTGGATTAACTAAATCTGTTACTGCAATATTGAGACAATTAATAGACGCAGGAACTTTATCTAATTTACCTGCAGGTTTTAAATCCAGAGGACTGAATATTCAAAGACATGATGACCCTTTACAACCTGGAGAATGGAGAGACGTTGATGCTCCTGGTGGTAGATTAACAGATTCGTTTATGACGTTACCGTATAAAGAACCTTCTGGAACTTTAGCTAATTTATTAGGTGCTTTAGTAACTTCTGGAAAACAATTTGCTTCTACTATAGAAAATCCAACTGGAGACGGAAATTCAGAAGCACCCGTAGGCACAACGGTAGCACTTTTAGAAAAAGGGCAACGTATTATGTCCGCAATACATAAAAGATTACACTATGCTCAAAAAACTGAGTTTAAAATCCTAAAAAGAATATTTAGCGAGTTTTTACCAGAAGAATATCCGTACGAAGTACAAGGTGCTTCTTCTACAGTTTTTAAACAAGATTTTGATGATAGCGTAGATATAATTCCAGTAAGCGACCCTAATATATTTAGTACTACGCAAAGAATTACATTAGCACAAACACAATTACAATTAGCACAGTCTGCTCCTGAATTACACGATTTACGAGAAGCATATCGCAAAATGTATTTAGCATTGAACGTAAAAAACATAGAAGCGTTATTACCTGAGGTAGAAGAACTACCGCCAAGAGACCCTATTAGTGAACAACAAGCAGCATTAACAGGTAACCCTATAAAAGCGTTTGATTTTCAAAACCAGGAAGCGTATATAGCAGCACACAGTAATTTTTTACAAAATCCAATGGTTGCTCAAAATCCTACAGCATTACAGGTTATAGGAGCTAATATACAAGAAAGACAAGCCATGTTGTACAGACAACAAATACAACAAGCTCTTGGTCAAGAACTACCTCCTGTAGGAGAAGAAATGTCTCCAGAGGTTATGAATCAAATTGCAGTAGCTGCGGCACAAGCAACACAAGTAGTAACAGGTCAAGCACAAGCTATGGCAGAAGCAGAAGCTAGAGCAAAAGCAGACCCACAAAGAGAAATGTTTGAGAAACAATTAGAACTAGAAAAACAACAATTAGCTCAAAAAGAAAATGAAGATATAAGAGATAAAGAAGTTGAATTAACTAAAACTCAAATAAATGCAGAAATAGAAAGAGAAAAATTAAATAGTAAAACAGCAGTTGATATTCAAAAATTAGAAGCACAGACTAAAAAAGATTTAGATAAAGATTTTTTAGACACAGTAAAAACTATTAATGATATGAATAAATAACATATAATACGAATTATGGATAAGATAAAAAAAGTAAAGCAATCAAAATGCATTACAGATTCTGAAGGTAAAGTTGTAGGTGAGGAAGTAAAAATAAAAGGCTCAGGTGCAGCTACTAAAGGAAACAAGTTTTATAGATACATTAAGTAATTAATGGATTTTATAACAGGTACGGAGTATTTACTTCGTAAAATTCGAGAGAGACGAGAAGCTCTCTCGCAGACTCTTGCTGTTGGAGGTGTTGAATCTTTTGAACAATACCACAGAATAGTAGGGGAAATTGCAGGTTTGACTTTCGTTGAACAGGAAATTCAAACCTTACATTCTAATATGGAGGATGCAAATGACTAAAGCTGTTCCCGACCGAGTAGAAAACTTCGGTAGCGATAAAGTTCCTGTTTCTCAGGAACCTAAAATCACTCACGAAAATTTAAACTCGCATAAAGAGCGATTACCTAAACCAACGGGTTATCGTATTTTAATATTACCTTTCACTATGTCTAATGTGACTAAAGGTGGAATACATTTAGCTACACAGACTGTAGATAAAGAAAGGTTAGCAACCGTTGTTGGTTATGTCGTATCTCTTGGACCTGACGCTTATGGCGACTTAGGAAAATTTCCTGATGGAGCTTGGTGTAAGGAAGGGGATTGGGTTATATTCGGTAGATATGCTGGAGCTCGTTTTCAAATAGATGGTGGCGATATGCGACTATTAAATGATGACGAAATTTTAGCAGTTATCGATAGTCCAGAAGACATAATATCAACATAATCATGGAGGAGGAACCATGCAACAAGAAGAAGAAAAGATAGAACTAGAACTTCCTGAAGGGGAAGTTGATATAAGGGAGGCAGACGTAGACGATAATATTGTAGACGAGCCTGAACAAGAAACAGAAGTAGTAGAAACTAAAGATGAACTAGATTCTATTAGTGATTCAGTACAAAAACGTATTGATAAGCTAACTTATAAGATGAGAGAAGCAGAAAGACAGCGAGATGAAGCGGTCACTTATGCAGAAACTTTAAACACTGCTAATTCTGATTTAAAAAGTAAATTAAAAAATTCAGACTCATCCCTTTTCAAAGAGTATGAAAATAGGATACAATCTGACCTCGAAAGAGCCAAAATTGAGCTCAAAGAAGCAAATGAAGCACAAAATGCAGAAGCGATTACTCTCGCAACAGAAAATTTATCTAGAGCTGCCGCAGAAGCAGAAAACTTTAGAAGATTATCTGCACAACAACAGCTTAGAGAAGAACAAGAAGCTAAAGTTAAAGAATACACTGCTCCACAGCAATATTCACAACCTCAAGCAACACCCGACCCTAAAGCTGAAGAATGGGCTTCTAAAAACAAATGGTTTGGAGAAGACCAGACTATGACTTTTACTGCTTTCGGATTACATAAAGAATTAGTGGATTCAGGTATCGACCCGCAATCTAATGAATATTATGAAAAAATAGATTCAGGTATGCGAAATATCTATCCAAACAAGTTTTCAGAAGAGCAACTCAAACCCGTGCAACAAGTTGCCGCCTCTAGCAGAGGTGCTAGTGGCAGAAAAGCGTCACGCAAGGTCAAGCTGACACCGAGTCAAGTAGCAATAGCTAAAAGACTTAATGTCCCGCTTGAAGAATATGCTAAACATATAGAAAAAGGAGTATAAAATGACAGATGATATTAAAAACCCAGAAGTCA